TTATTTACCAGTTGCGGCGCTGTTTCAATTACAAAGTTTGGTTTGTCTCTATTTATAATGCCTACTATTTTCTGAATTTTAGGTATATCATAGAACTGCTGTATATTTGACATTACTTGCTCAATAACCCTCTGTTTTGATGTATTCAGATTATCAAATAACTCCTGAAGAGAGGTCAGCCCTTGCTGTATTCTTGTTTGCGCCGCCACACCGCTTTCTCGAGAGTTTGTAGGTATTCCTATTAAACTATCATTAATACCACTTATTTCTTTAGTATCAAGACCGGCGCTTTGTTCCAACCATTGATAATGACTAAGTATGCCGAGATAATTGTGATTCGATGGAAGGACTTTATCTTTTATATTTCCCCTAACACCAACCCACGAGCCGGGAGTAGATAACGCTTTCAACTGCTCAGCGTCTATAGCTGACTGCTGGAAAAACCCACCACCCTTCGGAGCACGATTTAAAATATCTGTAAACTGACTGTGCCTCTTGTTTTTTTCATCTTGAGGGTCAATTAAATTTTTAATAATACCAAATGTTTCAATTTTACCACCAGTGTCTTCAGTATACGCTACAACTGGAACTAACGGAAACTGATTATGCTTATATGGTAACGGAACCTTTTTCCGTATAATCATATTGCCAGAAAAAACACTTAAAAAAATCCTGCCCTCAGCTACTTTGGCAGGAGCAAATAATTCGTCTAACCCTGTTTCCTCTGCTAACTTATTTAATTCTTTTGTCTTAGCAATCGCATCTTTTTTATCTTTAGCTGTATGCCTTGTCCCACTACCAGATATTATATACCATTGCCATTCAACCTTTCTTTCATATAACTCTATTACACGGGCACGTCTTTTATTGTTATCTACATAGCTTGACCAATCGTGGATGTTCGGGTTTGTAGAATAGTCATATTCCATCTCAGTAACTCTTCGAGGATAGCGCGCATCTCTTTCAAAGTTTAACATTGCGCCTATCTCAGACGCATCCTTGCTTATAAATATATCAGGGTATAATCTCTTTAACTGTGGAATTGATAGCCATTTCTGCCTTGATAAATAAGTTGCATCTGACATATCCATTTCCCTGCTATCAGGGTCTTTATATACATTAAAAACAGATTCGTTTCGGACTTTATTACTCATAGTGACTTCACCGTGTAATTGCGATACACTTATATCTACCCAGCCACGACCACACTGTATCGCCGTTTTAAATGCTCTGGAAAAAACCTTCTGTAATTGCTTATTCCGGTCTTCCCATTTCAAAAGAGCAGTTGCTAACATTGCTAAATTATCATCTTCAGCACCAACAGGTATCGCCTTAAAACCACTTCTAATCTGCTGCTCTAAACCTGCAACTGTATTTATTTTACCAAATATCAGATTCAACGATAACGGCGGTCTTCCGTCGTTTTCCAGCACATCCATTTCATCATCAGTCCATTGTTTGCCGACATAATAGTTCATTGCCTGTTCAAAGTGCTGTATATCCCAACGATTCCCGTATTCCAAGAACTGATATATCTCAGTTAATTCACTTAATACGTTCAAATCCTGCATATTTGACGCTGAATTCGGTTGATACCCGTCACTTCTACGTTGCGCAGAACCTAATAATCTATTTGATGCCATTAATCACCCATTCCCGGGTAATTTTTAGAGAGCTTACCGCCACGACGATACGTATTAGATGCATGCTTTACACGCTTTTTTTTCTTCTTTACCGGGTCGTAAGCAGTATTTTTACCGCCCCTTCTCAACGGCTTTAGTTTTTTAACAGACGAAGGGTCGTTGTTAATCTTTTTAAGAGTTGATAGATATTTCTTTGCTGATTCTTTGTTAACAACAAATTCACCACCCTCAAGCTCTATGGGTGTGCCCTTAACTGGAACACCACCCCTTTCATGTGATTTACCCTTTAATTTACCAGTAAAACCCATTTAATCATCCTTTCCTGTTTTTTTTACTAATCATTATGGTAATTGCACATATTCAATAATAAATGTGATTTTCCCTGTAGTTGTCTTTGTGCCACTCCATTGATACGTAATCATCAAACCCCATTCGGATTCATTATACGGTAGAGCACCTCCATTCACGGCGAACACACCTGCCGAGCCCTCACATATCATCTTACCAACAGTGTTAACTGCTCCCGGTATCGAAGCATATGTCATAAATCCATTAACATCAGTGGATATACCAACACTAAACCTGTCCCAAGTTACCGACGCAAACGCCTCAGTTGTAACTGTATAAATATTTTTTATATACGTTTTTGCTGGAATATTTATAGTTACAGTATCACCCGACGTAGCAAAGTCATCAAACCCAAGGTTATACGCAATAGCAAAGGCACCTAACCCCCTTTCTGCCCTGTTTAGCTGAGCCACATATTTAGTATTATCTGTAATATTTACATCTGCCATTTTTTATCTCCTTAGTTAATTTTTAACCGCCCATTCCCGGATATTTACTAATTAAACCACCTTTTCTGCCCCTCGTTCCACGCGTATTTTCTAACATTTGTTTATGTCTTTTCTTCTTAGCTTTGATAGGTGATGATACCACTGGCTTCCCGGGTAGCGTCTCTATTACTTTTCTTTTTTTCTTTTCTTTATCTGCCTTAGTAGGTTTCTTTTTATATTTCTTAGCAGTTTTCTCTGCTTCATCAATAATTCCCTTTTGCGCAGTTTTAACAGACTTTTTATGCCTTGCTTTTTTTCCTTTAATAGCCTCCTTCATCCCAATATCGTCATAGTTTTTTCTTATAAACTTTTCAACATAAATTTTGTCTTTTTTAGATTTACCCATCTTAACCTCCCATTCCCGGATAGTCTTTAGAAAACCCCTTTACAGAGCCACTTGAATACGACACAGAGCCGCCTTTTCGTTTCTTAGTCCTTGAATTTCTTTCTTTATTCTTTTTTTCTGATAGTTTGTATAATTCTTGTCTTTTATTACCAATACCCCTTTCCTTTTTAGTGGAAGGGTCATTTGGATATTTTTTCCTCAGCTCTACCAAAGTGCTATCCTCTTTTGCACTTAACGATTCACTTTGATTTACTTTTTTAGGGACTTTTCGTTCCTTATCTTTATCGTAAGCTTTGACAATGTCTGTAACGTCACCGGGTCTTCTTTTAACACCCGCCCCCGCAGTCATCCCGGCAGCCACACGTATAGCATTAATTTTTTCCGCTATATTCTCTTGTTTTCTCCTTTTTTCTTTTCTTACTTTTCCACTGAGCAATTGACCGGGCACTGGTTTACTTAATTCTTTTTGCTTCTTTACAAGCCTCTTGAACTCTTTAAGTAATTTTGCTTTAGTGGATTTCTTTTCACCTTCATTTACACGTTTTGCAACTTCTCTTCCCATTATATTATTCTCCTTATTGTGTTTTCCAAGAATTAATTTGTTTCTGTTTCTCAAGCCACTGAGGCGCTATATACGTAGGTCGCGGCGGCTGGGTCTCTTCAATAAAATTAATAAAATACCTAAGCGCATCCATAGCGTGGTCATTCTTCTTTTTTGGTTTCTCTGGGGCGTTTTTACTACCCTCTAACTTGTATGATTCCCAAGTATAATCTAAAATCTCCTCTAAAAACGGGTCTAATTCCGGCTTGTCAAATACATACATCATAGGTTTACCTGATTCTTCGTCCGGTCTAAAATACCTGCTAACACGGTCTATACCGGCGCTAACGTCGTTAATTGCAGGCTCCCAGAAGATACCAAAATCCTCATATTGCCCCGCTATAGTGACAGAGCTCAATCCGCCCCTAACATGGAAAATACTTGGGTCTGCTAACCATCGCATTATCTGCTGATTCCTAACCTTGCGCCATATCTGTTCTGCGTGGTAATCTATCCACTGGTCAGCCTCATAGTGCATATCATATAAGAATACAACGCCTTCGTCGCTAACAGCGAAAAACAATACCGCTGTAGGATTCCTGTGTCCATGGTCTAAAACAATAAATCTATTCCACCATTTAGGTATCTCAAATGGCTTGACAAGATGAAGCCCCTCATCAAACTCACTCCATACAAGCCCCTCAAAATTTTCCCAAGAACCAAAAACATACCGGTCAACCCACCTTCGAGGCTGTTCTAACCGGTCTTGGATATAGTCATAAGGTAGATTCGTGTTATCACAATGTAAGGGAGTAACTTCTTTTTGGTTCTTGGGAGGAGGAACGTCCTTTTTCCAAATTGTGCCTTGTATGCAATTAAAATTCTTACCACCCCCATTTCTTATCCACTTCTTCCAAATCCAACTATGACCATTAGGGTTAGCAGTGGCAAAAGTTCTCCTTGAAGCTGCCCTCCTACGAAGCTGTCCGATACACGCAATCCACACGTTTTCGGTAATTTCTTCTATCTGGTCAACAACAACAGCACCTAAATTCATTGACTTCACCTTTTGCATAGCCTCACGGCTTTCATCTAATTGCATATAAAAAATCCTACTATTATTAATAAATGTAATTGACTGCTCAGACCTGTCGTGTCTGGCAATAAGTTTAGGGTCAATTAAATCAAAAAACGATATGAGAGTTGATTTTTTTAGTGATGACAATGTTTTCCTTCCTAATAATATAACATTGTTTTTCCAAGTAATAGCCTCTATTGTAGCCTGAACAACCAGCCAGTCGGTCTTTCCCCAACCAAGAGACCCAGCTGCTAATATATGTTTCTCCTTTAACTTTAAAAGTTGCTTCTGCGTTGGCAACGCGTCCGACGGTTCACCGTCAGAATTCTTAAAGCCTATATATATGTCCATTACTTGGTTAATTCTGCCTTTTTATTCATTAAGTCGTATAATTCGCCATTTAACTTATTAAGAGTATTCCCCTTAGATTTCTTAATCTTTGTTTTTAATTTACAAATATTATCTTTAATTACATCTATAGGACTAAGATTATTTTTAGCGGACTTTTTCCCTTTTGTCATTATTCTTTCTCCCTATTATATAGTATTAACTCTTCTAATCTTTTAAATCCCTCCTCTATCTTTGTCTCAATAACAATTATTTTCATTGAATTTAACCGTGCTAAAGATAGAGCTTCCTTGGATTCACTAAAAGCCGTGTCCATACGAGCCATTACTGACCCTGTAGCATAGACAACAGAGATGGCAACGCCAACAATGGTTAAAATATTACCCCAAGTTATTCTTCTTATAATCATTTTCCCTTTAAATTGTATTATTTATCATATCTATCATAAGCCCTTTTGGTAATAAATGTATGGTATCGCTATATAGAAACGTGCCGGCTCGGGGCGGTGGCATACCCCCCTGCCATCGGGCGTTGTCGGTATATCGATACTATACCGAACTGACAACGTCCCGGAGTTTCTTACTACCCGTCGGTGTAGTAACGGTGCTAACGTTACCAATATCGACAGCGCCGTTCGCGTAAGGAGTAATTCCACTTCCAAAATTGATGGTGATGTCAATGCCGTTACTATTGACTCGTCCTCTGTCGGCGTATCGTTTTCTGTTGAGGGACTTTAGACGGAAAATACGCTCAACTGTTGACTTGGGATTCTTAGCAGTAACGGTGCTAACGGCTTCAAGCGTCATCAATTCCACTTTGTCCAGAATTTCCCTTACAAATGTGACGGCTTTGTTAAAATTGGGGTCAGTCTTCATCCAAACTGCAATATTGACGGCATTGTCGCCGTTGTCGATGCTAACGTTTCCAGATTTTAGATAGCTTTCGATGACTTCTCTTTGCCGATACGAAAGAGACTCAAGAAATTTCGTTTTTGGTGACGGTTTCAAGCACTGCAAATATACATTTTCACCCTGATTTGTGTCGGGAATCAATCCTGAAATGTCTTTTTCGTTGCTTTCCATCGGTGCTAAGCTAACGGCATTAGCACCGAATTTCAAAGTATTTAAAATTTCTGTTTGTATCGGTAACAGTCAAAA